CTGTACCATCAAGCTGTGCTTGGAATAGTACGTTTGGATCGTCAACAACGTATGCTTTCGCGTTTGTTTTACCTGAAGGGTAATACTGAGCGTGTACAGTTTGACCTTCGTCATTCTCGTATTCACAACCAACAAACACGCCGATTGTTCCAACACCTGAAGTGCCTGAGATTGAGTTAGTTGTAAGGTCTGCACCTGTACCAGTCGCTAGTGCGATATACCCATCGGCCCCGATAATGACAGCTTGACCATAAAAGATGTTGGTCGCCTCGCCAGCAGGATCGATCAGGTATGTAGAAGTTGCCCCTGCATAGGGCTGACCGTCCGCGCGTTTAACGGGCTTTAGGCCATAGGGAGCTGCTGTAGTAGCCATTGCTCTTTCTCCTAATCAATTTTTAACCAAGGAAGCTCCCTAAAAAAGGTTACTTCCCAAACGAAGTTCGAGATGAACGCTCAGGATTCAATACTGGCATACGAGGATCGCTTTCTCTCATGAAATTACGGTCCACTGCTTGTTCAGCATGTCTTGCCTGATCTAGCTGTGCTTCGGTGCGTTCTTCTGCGATTTCAGCAGGGATACTGCATAGTAGCAGTCCACCTACTTCAATGTTGTCCTTGAATCGAGAGTCGAAGTCGGACACAATTTTCAATTCAGGATGATCAGACGCTTTGACTGGACTGTAACCCTCACGAAAACGAGAAGAAACATTCGTATCGTCACTGTTACCCAGGGTTGCTGTACGAATCCAGCGGAAGTGCAAGCCATCACGTGGCTCGGGGGTAGGCAGTGCAGACGGACGAGTCCATCCTTTTTTACGCTCTGTTTTCTCACGAGTGTTTGTAGTGCGTGGAGTTCTATCAGCCATTGCCGTTTTCCTTCATTAATTGCGCCGCATACTGTTCAGCTGTTAATCCGAGGCGCTTGGCGAGAGCCGCTGCGGATGGAGACAATTTCACTTTGCGTGGCTTTTTCGACGTACGAGACGTTGGGGCAACCACGTTGCCTGTTTGTCGTTGCTGTGATGCAGGCTCCTCTGCCGCAACTTCAAACTTATCTGGGAACGCCTGCCTCATGGCGGCGTCAATCTGATTGTAATACTCTTCGCTGTTTCCATCAACACCATTTTGGATTAGTTCTTCGTGAACGCCATAGGCGAAGCCTGTCATGCGTTTATCTTGACCAAACCATTTGTTGTTTTCAGCCCAATCTATAGCACGTTGAGGGGGCTTAGGGACTTCTGGCGCGGCTTCTGGAGCTTTTGCCTGCGGTACAGGCGCGGCTTCTTCCATAGGCTTAGGTTTATAGTTTTCAAAACGATACTGTTCGTTCTGAAGTTTTGTAAGCTGTTCCTGCGCTTCGAGCAAGGCGTCTGGGTCTCCAGACTCATAAGCAGCTTTGTACTTAATCTTAGCTTGTTCTAGCTGCGCACCAACACGTGTTTGTGCTTGAGTCAAAAGAACTTCTTCGTTGCTTTGCAAAGACTTACGAAGTTTCTCATTCTCTTCTTTTACTTGTTGCGCATACTTAATTGCTTCTTCTTGAAGTTGCGCTGCGGCTTCTTTAGCACGGCGCTCTTCATGGTATTCAAACTTGAGTTGGTCTATACGTTTTTGAACACGCTCGCTATAGTTATCAACCTCTTTGTCAGAAGATTCAGAGTCGTCTTCTACCTCTTTAATTTCGGCTTTAACTGGCTCTTCTTTGGCCTCTTCTGCAGAATCTTCGATTTCTACTTCAAAGCCCTCGTCTTCTTCGAGTTCTACGTTCTCTGCTGTATTGTTCATGCGCGTGTGTACCCCCGTGGATCATCGACAACTGCCTCAACAGTGTCGTCGTTAATTAAACGGAACTCTTTGCCTTGAATCTTAAATCGAGTCCCAGAATAAGAACGGAAAATAACGAAATCACCTTCTTTACACCAAGCTCCACCTGGGAATCTTGACGCATCAGAATATGCATCTGGTCCTGCCTTTAAAACAAAACCAATAATAGACGCAGTTGATTCGTCTTTCTTCAGGCCATCGGGCATGAATACCCCGCCTTCAGTCTTTTCACTAATCTCTGGAAGTGCGATCAGAAGCCTATATCCCGTAGGTTCTGGTAGTTTTGACTGCAAGCTATCGCTTACTTTTGTGTCTTCGACATTTACTGTCGCGTACATTGCTCACCCTCGTGCAGTGATTTAAGGCCCACCGTTGCCTTTGCGCGGACCATCCGCGAATATGGACAAGTTAAATAAAAAAGTTCTACATTTCAATATATCTTTTTTCTAATTCCTTTACTTCCTGTTCGATCTGCTCAAATGCTTCATATTTTGCTGTCATCTTCAGATAGTCTTCATAAGATTTTGCACCACCCTGTGCCAACCAAAGTTCAATAGAACTTTTATATTCTTCTAGCTGGCGTGACAGTAATCCAATTACTGAATCACTCATTTGACTTGTCTATCTCCTTTGCGATCTCTAAGCCTAACTTAGCTCCTTCAATCTTTTCTTCCCTAAGTCCCTTATCAAGCTCTGTTGCAATGCGAGCCGCAAGCTGACCAGCAGCCCTGTCGTTTTCAGAAGATAGTCTTTCTGTCTGAAGCTCTAAGCTTCCGATCTTCGCTGCGGTATCAAGCTGATGTTTCTTATTATCCATATCAACCTTGTGTTTAAGCTCTGCTTCTTTGATCGCAAGCTCACGCTGTTGAATCTGAGTCAATGGGTCTTTTGCTTGCTCTTCTGCAGCCTTCTGTGCAGCTTCCGCCTTATTCTTGCCAAGAAGTTTTTGTGCTGCGTCTGCCGCAAGGCGAGATATTTGTTCTTCAACGTCCTCTGGAAGGGGTTTATCCTCATCTGGCATCTCCACACCAAGAGACAACTGTATTTCTTTTCTGTATTGATAAGCCACATGCTCTGTAATGTGTGCAGCCATTGCGCTTTGTATTGCCCCTGCGAATGGAGACTGCCCAACAATCTGTTGTATTTTGGGGTCTTCTAGAGCTGCCATGTGCACCTGAATGTGTGCTTCATGATCTTGATACATGAATGCTTTTACTGGCTCTTGTTTCAAGATAGCCATGTTTTCAGTTACTGGGTCTTTTGGTTTTATGTCATCAGGAAGTTTAATAATGCTTGATGCATCCTGAATGCCTAAAACCTCCAACATCTGACGATGCAACTTACCCATATCATACAACTGAGGCGCCTGTTGTGCGAGCTGTAGAGCCGCTTGATACTGCATAACTCGTTGAGACATGGTCGCTGCATTTGGATCGGACACAGGAACAACATCAATACGTCTGTCAAAGTCTTCTACACGATTGAAGTCACCATCCATTTCATATGCATATGCTTCGGGCATATAGTCATGAATAATCTTAGCTAGAATTCTAAGCTCATTCTTTAGAGCAGCATGCAGTCTTGCCTGAACGCCAGACATAACTTTCATGGACCGCTCCATCAAGGCTAGGGTTGTACCTACTGGTGCCTGCGGATTCATGTCTCCAACTTGAATATCTGCTACAGACCCAATTCTTCGTCCCTCTTCGACAATGTTTCCGAGTAGAGAGTAGAGTACCGACGATGGCTCTTTGTAAGGGATGAACGTAATTGAATCGCGGATCGCGCCACCTGGAACATCCACGTCCCTGAACTCGCCAGGCATAAGCGGACTGTCATCACCTTTAATACGGAGACCGCGAGCTTTAAGGCCAGCAGGTAAATTCGATAGCGTACCAGCGTCAATGAGCTGGCGGAGAATCGAGGTAGCCGATTTCGCAAGCCCACCAATAAGGTGGATAAGTCCCGTTCCATAGAAGCCAAGACCTGGGAGATATCTGTAATGAACGAAGTGCATTCGTTTCTTTTTCTTTTCATCATCTTCATACCAGTTTCTGCGGATTGAAAGAATTGTGGATGATGTTTTGTCGATAGTCACAACATATGGACGCGCAATACCATCAGGATCATCAAACTCTTCAGGCATGTTCATATCAACATGCATTTCTAGAATTGTGTGACGGTCATCGTCTTCAACAATTGCGTCTTCTCCATCAAGCTCATCATACTTTTCTTGGATGTCAGAGTAATCTGGTTCTGGTTCGGGAAGATCAACATCACGATAGAATCCGTTTACCTGCAACTGCAGAACTTCGTTTTGAGTTTTTTTCATGACATGTGTGTATCGCGGACATGTCTGCAGGTCAGAGGCACCATAAGAAACAACAAAGTCTTCTGATGGAACAAACATAGAGCAAGGACGCTCCATTAGAGGATCATAGTAAACCTTCTTGAATGCAGAGCCTGCAATAGGCAACTTGAACAATAACTGTTCTGTTTCATCGCGGTACTCAGTCATTTCTTCCGTGAGAAGATAATTCATCTCCGTTTCAACACGAGATGCTTGATCTGTTTTTTCTGGTGTAATCTTTCCAATAATCTTTGTGCGAACAGGCCCAGACGCAGGGAATATTTCACCCATTGCCTGAGCCTGAAAGCGGACAACTGCCTCAGTGAGGATTGGGTGGAACACTCCTGATGCTCCAGCCCAAGGCTGCTGTCTGTCTTCGACCTTCATGCCCAGAAGGTCTAGACCCTTAACATATGCTCTTGCCCAATCTGATCTAGATTCTTTATCAGCTTGAAAATCACCTACAAGTTCAGATGCCATTGATTGTAGAGTGTCTTCGTCAATTAACTCTGCAAGGTTGGCATCGTGATCATCGGCTCCCAAGAGTTCATCTGTGATGTCTCCTTCGAAGTCGATAATAACCCCGCCGTCTTCGGTTTCCATGGATACAGCGTCAGGATTTACAATCTCGATTTGTAGCTCCTCAGCACCTTCGTCCTCATCCTCTAGTTCGAAAGGTGTCATCTGCTTTTCGATAGCCATGTCTTATCCTTTGTAAAAGTTCAACTGAACTATAACAGAACAGTTAATAATATGCCACTGGTCTTCTGTACGATGGCTCATCGTCCCATTCATCTGTTGGAGTTCTAATCCATCCACCTTGTCTAAACCGTATCAGCGCCTGTGTCATTGAGTCAACATAGTCGTCATGTTCTCCCGCTGGAAAGGATGCGGCTTCTTCCATAACTTCATCAGCGAACCTAGTTGGTGGTGCCCACACAATTCCACTGGCAAACAGGTCCGTGACAGCATTAACCCTTGCGATCTTGTCTTGACCCCTAGAAGGCGTAAACTCTGTGACAGGAAGCCCCATAGCCCTAAGCTCGAATATCAATGGAGCACCAGATGCTTTCTTTTCCACAACAAGCTGGTCTGGCTCGTACTCCCAGTATTTTTGATATGCCGCCTGCTTTAGGTCTGGGAATTCTAGTTTCTCCTTGTAGGCATCCAATAATATCAGGTTGGGGGCCATAAGCCCTTCATCATCTGGTTGATGAAAGATTCCCCATGTTGTGCAAGCACTGTAGTCGGAACGCTGAGTTTTTAGGAATGCCGTGTCCCAAGATTGGATGATAGCCTCACATGGCGGGGGATTAGTCCCTTCCCATTCACGCCACCACTCCCTTTTGATCAGAGCGCCCTCTTCGGATGTCGGGTCTTGCTGGTACTGCGCAGACCACTTCGATACAGGAATCTCTGCCTTAATCGCCTCAAGCTCATCCTGTTTCCAGAATTCAGGCCACAATGGCTTGCCTGACGGCATCAATGCTGGGAACTCAATAACCTCCCATTCATCAGAGCCTGCTCTTTCTGCAGACTTCTTAATGATTTGCCCAGTTAGATCACGCTTTGACCAGCGGGTCATAACGATAATAATTGCACCACCAGGTTGTAAACGCTGACGTGGGCCAGAGGTGTACCATTCGTACACGCGGTCATAGACCTCTGGATTAAACTGACCTTGCTGCGCATCCTGTTCTGAATGGGGGTCATCAATAATCAGTACATCCGCACCTTTACCAGTTACAGCACCACCAACACCGATAGCGAAGTAATCACCTTTCTTGTTCGTGTTCCAGCGACCAGCAGCCTTTGAATCAGAAGATAGTTCTATGCCCTGAAAGACTTTCTGGAAGTCTTCTCCTTGAATCAAGTTACGAACCTTACGACCAAAACCCACAGCAAGTTCTGCAGTGTGTGCCGTCTGAATAACTTTCTTTTCAGGAAACTGACCAAGAAACCAAGCAGGAAACAAGTAGCTTGCAAACTCAGACTTCGTATGACGAGGGGGCATGTTGATGATTAAACGCTTTAGCTCACCCCGTGCCACACGTTCAAATGCCTCGGACATAATCTTGTGGTGCCTACCACCAATAAAGCTAGGCCACATCATTTTAACAAATGCCATGAAGTCAGTTTTAGCAGCCTTCTTGTTCTTCATTTCTTCAAGAAGCTCTAAGTCCGACAAAAGGTCAGCCTGTTCCTCTAAGGACAAACCCTGTAACTGCTTTAGTATTTGATCGTACTGCATTCTATTACCCTATCACCCAAGCGGTAGGCATCGCAATGGGTGACTCGCGATACCTACCATAAGCACCAGTAGGGATAATTTGGTGCCTAGTAGTTAATAACATTACGCGCGCGTATAGTATATATATTATATATATTACTCTCTCTCTAAAAGAGAGAGAGATATAATTATATTATATATATTATATATAGGGGTATAGGATTCCTTGGCATGCTGGCGCATAAATCTACCAATTCCTTCACAGGCACTTCTGATTCTTGAACTTTATAGGGGGGGGTCTTTTTGTGAGGATTATATAATTGTTTGTGTGGAACATCATGTATACGCGCATGCAGGTACGTGCAGCGTCATGCGGGGGTGGGGGTAGGTGGGGGTGTCGCGTTCCGTCCAAGTTACGATGGGCGAGCCGATTTAACATAATACTTATTATCGGATCACCCTGAAATCAAAGTGAGGGAAAAAGTGCGAATGAACTTATCCGATACCGAGGCGTTGCAGCTTGGCTTTGATGTCCTGCTCTAGCTGTTCCTCGGTGCGCTCGGTCTTATCCTCAGTCTCAACCTTGTCGATCCACATTCCCATGGACTTACCCAATAGCTCCAAGGCTCTGACCTGAGTGCCATCAGCTTCACCACCGCGCAGTGCGATCTCTTCCAGTTTTGAAATCACCCTTTCGCTTCGAGAGAGCCTCTGCATGCGCTGTTCCGCTTCTCTATCCCGCTGTAGCCTATCAATCCTTAGTGACACCTTGGGGTGTTGCACGAGCTTACACGCCTCCACATGAACGCTTGCTGCACTCATGTTACTGGCATCATACGCCTGTCTGTATGCATCACTAAAATTGGTTCCCTCGAATACAAGCATTGCGAAGGCTTCTTGCTTATCTGTTAACCCTGTATCTGGGTTGATGGCACTCTTCTTTCTGGTGCCTGTATTACTCTTACCTGTACTACTCACTACCTTGAGCTTTGGCTTATCTTTATTGGTTGTCATATTGACCTCGACGCTGCGCTTGGCTTTCGTGGTTTTTCATATTCAATTTAATGCATGCAAGCAGCTTGCAATGTGAAAACGAATCACCCTTGGTTTGGCACCTGATCTAGGGCCAAGCGATCCCCCAGAAAAGTGCAATTGAACTAATTTGCAGTGTACACCTTAAATTTTTTTTTGTCACGATATCCCTTGTTTTATTGGTGTTTCCTGATCTTCTTCTACTGATAAGGGAAAATAAGGGACAATAGGGGTTGACTAGGTCATTTAGATCGCTTATCTAACCCTAAGAAGCAACGGGTGCTCGCGGTTTCATCCCCCTGCCCCTCAGTGCTTAAAAGGTCTCTCAGGACCGCGCCCCTCAGCTTTCGGGGACAAGACATAAAGGCTCGCAAGGCCAGACACGAGGTTTCGACTTCGGAAAGCAGCTTCCCTCCTAGCGGACGGATGATCGGGCAACACGCCGACAATCATCTTTCCCCATGAAGAGTGGGCTTTCTACCAAACAGAGTGCACCACCGATGTTCAGTTGGTCGTCGTTGAACGCGACTTGGTATCGGACCTGACGCTGTCAGTCAGCATCACCTTCCACAAGTGATGTCCGCTGAGGTTTTCCAGAGTGATCAGGGTAGAGAACGACAGAGGTGGTTGGAGTGAGACAATCGAGAGCGGCAGCTATCTGGTTGCCGTTGTCATGGTTTCATTCGAAAGGACACACAATGGGTTTTATCCTGTTTGCTTTGATCTTCATTTCTGTCGCTTGGTTCTTGCATGAACCACAGCCCAAGATGGTCTTCGCTACTAGCGAGGCTCGACTGCGCATTGACGGTGCTTATGCCGTTCGCGCCAATAACCTTTGAGAGGAGTTTTCAATGACCAACCTTAACAATGCTATCGCCGCCTATCGCATGCATGTCCGCTGCAAAGCAGAGCGCAGCCACTACGAGGCTGAGAGCTACTACCAACAGGCGACACACTTCGCCACCAAGCATGCCGCTGAGATCGGCAGCAACCGCCTGAACGTCATGTGGGACGTGTTTGACCACATGATCGAAAACCCTGTCTATTCTTAATCAAGGAGATCAATCATGATCACTTACATCGCCGCCGATAACGGCTTCATTGAGCTTTACGAAAACACTGGCGATGAGGCACCTGTCGCCATCGCTGACAATGACAAAACCCTTGCGTACTATCTGACAGTGCACGGCGTTGCTCATTCAGTCGCCACCTCGTCCTCAATGGACTTTGCCGACGAATACGGCTTTGCCCATCACGACAGTGCAAAGAAGCTCTGGCTGCGCAGCATCGACAAGTACCGCAAAGTCGCCCAGATGTTGGGCATCTACGTTTCCCCAAATCTTCAATAAGGAGAGCTATCATGGCTTCAATCAATACCGTCTTCCGCTCAATCACCCGCGTTGGCATCACTGTCGAAATCATCTTGGATGGTGATGGCGGTCAGCATGTCCTGAGCATCCGCTCTGATAGCGACACTGCTTTCCAGTGGACTTATCAGTACACTCATCCCAACGGTGACAGTTGGCGTTATCGTGCCGATGAATACCTTCACAATGAGGCCGTTCACGGTCAGTTCGATGACGGTGACATCTTCCACGTCACCGCGATGATCATGGCGGTCAAAGAGAACGGCAAATACATCGCTGCGCCTGTCGCCGCGTGATCTCAAAAGTGTGGCCCTGCGGGGCCGCATCATTGGTATCATGAAAAGGAGATTGCCCATGCAATATCACGTTATCAAGAAACGCATGTCCCCCCATGTTCGTGCGATGCTCAACAGCCCAGAGGGTAGTTGGGACGGTCACCCCCAAGCTCGTGCCTATGCTGACCTGAGCTTCCTGCTTGGCAAGGATGCACAAGA